AACCTAGGTGAGTTGCGGGGGGAAGCGAACTCAAACCTAAGCCAAGCACTGCTCGACGTCACTGCAGCATCATGGTTGTGCTAGTTGTTGTGCAACCTTCTTGTACAGACCAAGAACGTTGTGCTCTACGACCTCATCGATTGCTCTCTCGATCTCGGCTTCTTGATCTGCTTCACTCAAGTCATCAGATAGCCTGACGACCCTAGCCAGGAAGGCGTTGGTGTGGTAGCCCATAGTGGTGTCCCATGTTGTCCACTCATCGTTCTGTGTGAATGGATCGTATGGGTTGTCCACTGTGGTGAGCATGTGTTGTGTCATGGTTCCCTACTCACCAAGGCTTCTCTTGAGGGTGGACACAGAGACACCCAGTGCTTCAGCCACCTCTGCCTGGTTGTACCCATTGCGAAGCATGGCCAGAGCCTGAGTCTTCTTGCCTCCACTCATGAGTGTCTTCTCCTTGGGGGTGGCCAGTTCCTTGACCTTGTCCAGATCTGCGTTAGCAAGAATCTGGTTGAGCTTGCTGGTACTGATGGCACCTGCCTGGATAGCAGCCCATTCAGTATCAGTGATCTCAATTCGGGTCTTGTTGGCACCCGTGCGCTGACGTGCTTCTTCAAGCGCCTTAGCCTTCAACTTCTTTTTCTCAGAAGGCTCCATGTCGGGGTTAGCCTGGGTCTTCTGACGGACCACGGCGTTTCCTAGGACATGGGCCTGCCTTTCGAGGGGGGCGTTCCTGAGAGCGAGGGCTAGCTTCGCATCAAGGGAGCGGACCTCATGAGAATAGGCGGCCTTAGCAGAAGGCGAATAGGGGGCTGTCTTGGTGTGGACCAGCTCCAACCTTGCCTGATTGGCAAGGGCCTTCAGCCTGTTCGAGTGATCTGCATAGATCTTCTCGATAGGCGTACCAGAAGAGAGGGTGTGCGCGTTGTCTGCCTCAGCCAGCTTGGTCGACTTGGGCCCGAGCTTGAGTACTTCTCTCTCGGTGACCTTGCCTGACTTGCTGGTCTTGGTCTGGGTGTAGGTGGCACCCGAGTACTCGTAGACCCTCTTGCCTGTGGTCTTGTCGATCGGTCCGCCCTTGGCAGCAGAGCGGGGCTTCCTCTCGGGTACGTCCTGCTGTGAACCAGCCCTTGAGATGACGGTGGATGCGCCACCAGTTGAGCGGCCTTGATACTTCTTCATGAGAGCGGCGATGCCGTTGTCTCGGGCCGACTGCCTGTAGTCGAGGTTGTGCTTCTCACCATCGATCACGACCATGGAATGCCGAACTGCGCGCGCAAGCTCGGTTTCCGTAGCGCCCTTGAAGGTCATGTCGGTGATGAGGTTCGAAACCAGACCCATCTGGATGCCCTTGGTACGGGCGTCCATTCGCTTGATGGTGCTGTCATCAGGCAGCTTGTACTTCATGGGGTCGAAGCCCTTGAGTCCCTCAAGAGGGGACTTGGTCCTGACCTTGCGATCCCGGTTCGGGATGACCAGAACGGTGTCACCATCGAAGTCTGCACCAGACAGTCGGTCGGCCACCGAGTGGTGGATACCGATTGCGTCGGGCGCATTGCCAAGAAGGCGCTTCGCTTCGGGGTGGTTGTTGTTGACCGTCAGCTCGGGGATCTCGAAGATGCCACCGTGCGGGTAACGGATCAGAACAACGGGCTCACCGTTCTTGTAGTTCGGTGCGTACACCTCGGTCGGCTTCATGCTGTTGATCGGCAGTATTACGTGTGACGCCTGCCGAGGAAGAGCCGCAGCCTTGAGGTGAACGGCCGACGAATCCGCGTCATCCGAGAACGCCTCAAGAAGGCGCTTCTTCACGACGGGGTTGGTCAGCGACATGATCTCGTCGAACTCACGCTTCTTGCGCTCGTAAGTCATGTCGAGCTGTCCGCGAGCGAGGGCAGTAGGCTGCTTCGACAGCATCTGAGACGAGAGGCTCTTAGACCACTTGCCCCAGCTGCCTTCCTCATTGACGATGTTCATCGCCGAACGGTTCGTACCAGGAATCTCACGACCGAACGAATCCAGCTTGGGAAGCTGACGGACGATCGCACCGAACGGGTCGGTCGGGTCATCCTTCATCTTCTTCATGGCGTCGAGCTTGTTGCCCGTGTTGGACTTGTTCGTGTTGAACACGAGGTCCACACCATTCGGGAGATCATCCCGGTACATCGCCATGCCCTTGAGGTAGTGCGTACCTCCAACGGCGATTCGGACCTGAGCGTAGTTGGCCTTGCCCAGAGTCAGATCTTCCTTGCCGCGGCGCACGTAGATCACGCCGTCTGCGTCCTTGCCGCCTTCTTCTGCATAGCGGACCTTGACCCGGCTCGGATGTACCGAGATGGGAGGCTGCTTGGCGAAGTAGGTCTTACCACCATCATCCGAGTGGCTGCCTGGAATGCGGATGTTGTCGCGGTTCCGGAAGACTTCGGAGTAAGTAGTGTTCGGCGGGACCAGGACCTTCATCCGGGTCTGGTGGGACGTGCCAAGTTGGTCGACCAAGACGTACTCGACGCCGTAGCCTTCCTCCTTCAGACGCGCAACGGCGATGCCGAGCTTGTCCTTGGTGACGCCCATGTGCTGTTCTACGCCGGCACCGACATCGATGTAGCTGTGCTTGTCCACCTCAGCGCGGAGGACGTTAGCGGTCGACTCAAGGACGTCCGCCTTCCTCGTGGCACCGGGAGCGAGCAGAGTCCTGACAGTGGACTCGTTGAGGCCCATCTCTTTGGCGATGGCGACGTTGGAGTTGCCCGCATCCTTCAGGCGCTGTGCCTGCTGGACCTGACGAACCTTCTCCTCAGACTTGGCAATGGACTTGGCCGCACGGAGCTGAGTCGTCGTGACACCCAGTCCACGGGCGATCTCCGCCTCGCTGAGGCCCTGCTTCTTGAGACCGTCGACCATCCCCAGGAAGCCGGCGTTGCTGGCGTATTCGGGGCCGCCAGAACCCCACGGGTAGCGACCGGACTTACGGAGGATTCCGTAGTGAGCAAGCTCGTTCTCGTCGCCGTCAGCGTAGGCGTCGAGATAGGTTTCCTCGTCTATCGTAAAGGTCACTCTTCCTCCGCTCTACGCTTCTCGACGTACGCGTCGAACTCGATGATGGTCTTCATGATTGCTCGGATGGCGGCGGGGTCGGCGTCGTACACGCGGATCTCGTCATTCTGGTAGATGCGAAGTTCCGTCTCGATGTCGTACGGGTCTATCCCGTATTCGAGACAGAAGAACGCCGCATAGTTCTCCAGCTGATGGTACGAGGTCGCGGTGACGCCGGTCTTCAAGTCGTGGATGTTGAGCTTCCGCTTCCTGAACCCAATGGTGTCCGCGGTTCCGAAACAGTTCCGAGAGACGAAAAGCATCTGCTCGGAGATCATCCCGAGATCGATGGCGTCCCGAACGTAAAGGCTGAGCGTGTTGTGCTCTTGGTCGGGTCCACCCATGTACTGCTTGAGGCCGATGGCCAGATGTGCGAGAGCGTGGAGGGCTGTGCCCCGTTGGGCCGCCTGGTGGGTCGTGAACGCCCTGTCGAGCTTGTCCAGAGTCCAGTTGTTCCAATGGTACTTACTGGCGCTCAGAAAGGCGTGCTGGCCCGCCAGATGCGAATGCTTGTTCCAGTCCACGGAGGACGTCCTCTTCGTTCGAAGGGTAGATGAAGGCCGCGAAGCTCATCTCATTCAGGGTCTCAACCCAGTAGGGCTGATTCACCTGGATGGCGGCTGTAGCGCTGGCCTTGACTTCGAGCATCGCCCACTGGTTGCCGTAGAAGATAACGAGGTCCGGTATCCCTTGCAGGTACGTCGGGTCGTTCTTCAGGATCACGCAACCAGGGAACCGGCGCTCAAGCTCATCTATGAGTTTGGCTTGGTACTGGCTCTCCCGCATCGGGATCTCCTGTCGCGCTGAAAACAGAAAACACGGCAAACGCAGAGGGGCGCATTCGGCTCCCTTCTATCATAATGCACGATTACTCTGCGTGTCGGTATCTGTTTTTAGCGTAGTAGCTCGAACCTCTGATAGGTCGGCCAGACGTACGTCTTGTTGCGTACCGTCTCGAATATCTCCACGTCGAGGAGTCCGTGCGTCAGCGCGGCAACCCAAGAGTTCTCGTAGACCTCTTCCGTTTTCACCTCCACTATGGGGCGTGGAATTCTTGCGTGCGGCTTGCCCCGGAACTGGTCGAAGTACTGACGGGCGAACCAGCGCGGTCGCCACATCAAATTGTCTGCAGCGTTGTTCTCTCGATCCCCATCGAGATTGATCGGCGTGGTGAAGGTGTGCGACCTTGCGGTGAACACGAATGCGTGGGCCACCATGAGCGCGACCGAGCGCTTGTGCTGGACTCCGTTCTGCATCATCCCCACGTACACGATCCCGCGAGTGTTCTTCGACAGCTCCAGGATTCGACCGGAGTTCCCATTGCGGAAAGCAATGTCACTTCGTACTCGTCCGAGGTTGCTCACCGAGTAGCTCGGGAAGCCTTGTACCACACACCATTCTTCCATGATCCCCACCTGTTCGCTGAACTGTTCTTTACATCCGGCATTTTGGAACGTGTTGGAACGCAACCGGCGAAACGGACATGTTGGGTTGTGGTGAAATCTGAATGCGAAGCAAAAACTTTTCTAAAAACGTTTCTAGGTATCTAATCTTACTAGTCTCGCGTGAAGGGGTAGGAGACAGTCAGATTTCACAACAGAAAAATTTTTTTGAAAAGTTTTGTGCTCAGCTTCAAATTTCACAACACAGGGGCGTTTTCGCAGGTCAGACCTGGTTTTAGCCCTTGCGAAATCTGAAAAACATGTGAAATCCGAACCGCCAGGACCGACGAATCGCGAGTTTTGTCACGTTCGCCGGTCCCGTTCCAAACTGCCAGGCTTGTCCGCTTATGCCGCTTTGCCGACCTTCACGAACTTGGACTCGTTGAAGTCCTTCTTCTGGCGTAGTGCAGCCATCACTGCGAGATCGATCGCAGAATTCGACAGCAGCACGTAGTACTTAAGTACCTTGAAGGGCGTGTTGAGGCGGTTTGTCCTACCGTGCGCCTGTTTCCACGTCCTGTACGAGTATGTCAGGGAATAGAACAGAGTCGCCCGAGTTGTGATACAATTCCACGCTTCGGCCCCTGCTGTGTACTGCACGAGATAGACCCACCGTTCCGTCTCCGGAACCTCCTCGTGATTGTGCCCGTTCCACTCCGCAAGCGTGATCTCCTCCCGGAGCTTCAGCAGCTCCTCGCGCTCGTAGTCGAAGTTGTAGAACACGATGAGCCTCGGTTCCTCCTTGAGGACCTTCCGCACCGCTTCGAGCCTTGACTCGTGCGAGTACGTCAGCCTCCTCATGCAAGCGAATAGCTCCGAGACGTTCTTGATCGGGCGATCCAGGAAGGGGTTCCAACGCTCCTTCAGGAGCCTCTTGAACCCGACTTCGTCGAACTGCACCGGGAGGTTGATCGTGTCGCTCACAGCCTCGTACTCGTACGGCATGTGCACCAGGAGGCTGTTCCGGTGCTTGATGAGAGTGCCGACGTTGTGGTACGCCTTGATCTTCGGGTACTTGCTGAAACTGTCATACTCCACGTGCTGTGCTACGAACTCGGTCTTGTTCTTGTAGAACCCGTTCGCGACGAAGACCGGTACGTAGTCCATCCACGTGTCCCCAGGTGTGGCAGACAGAAGGACCCAGTTGTTGTTCTTGGCGATGTGCTTGAACGCCTTGACCCACGCCCCGCTCCCCACGAGGCGCTGTTCGTCGAAGATGAAGAAGGCTCCTTTGACGTTCTTGTACTTCGCGATGTTGTTCCACGAATCGGTACGAAGAACGCCGGCTACCGTGGCGCCTTTCTCAGTGCCAACGCCGTACCGCACGAACTCGGTGTCCCAGTCAAGGGCGTCCCGCTTCCGTGCGGTAGTAATGACGTAGACGTCTTTTGGTGCCTCCCGCTCAAGGTAGTAAGCCACCGCGGTGCGTGACTTCCCCGTCCCGACCCCACCCCAGAGGATGCACCCGTTGTGCATCTTATCTACTGCAGCCCTCTGATGCGGGTACAGGTCAACCATGGTCTACTCCTGATGTGTGCCCTTCGCCAAGTCGGCGAGGGTAGTGACCGGAATGGGCTTGATGTGGACGACCTCTTCGTCGTCAACCCCCTGAGTGGCCGGCGCGGGGGCAGCGTTCACGACCTTGTCAGTCTGCCCCATGGATCGGAAAGCGCTCGGCCTCAAGCGCAGAGTCGGACCCCCGGCGATCATCCGGTTGTAGCCTCGCTCGCGGGCGAGCTGGTCGAATATGGGAGTGTCGCTCATGGCAGTTCCTTTCGAAAAAGAGAGGACAGGGAGCCGAAGCTCCCCTGCCCCTTCACCCCGACCCCAGCGGTCAGGCGCTACATCTACCCTTCTGGCTCCACCCGAGGTACTGCCAGGCGGAGATGGTGCTCTGGTTCATGCGAACGCGGAGGCGTGAGTTGTGCCGTTCGGTGTTCTCGAACAGCCAGTTCTCTACCTCCATCGGTGTCCCCTCGAAGGTGATCGAGCCGTCCTGTTCTATGACGTAGTACACGTCCCCTCCCCTTAGATCAGATCGATGATCCTCTTTGTCATGCGCTCTGCGTACAGCCGGCGTGCCTGCCCCTTGACAGGTCGCTCCGCCTGGCGGTCCAGCACTTCCTCGACCACCTTGAGAATGGCGGCGAACTTCTCGCGGTTTGCGTACTCCGACACGGTGATGACCTTCTTGGTCTCCCCCACGAGAATGTAAGACCAACCGGCCGGGATCGGATGCCCCGACTTGATGCGACGGTCTATCTCTCCTGCCGGCTTAGAGGCCAATACGTTCATGTCCTTGTCGAACACCGTGTCGTTCGGCATGTCTCCCCTAGAACAGTCCGAGAATCGCTCGGGTAGCCCTGTCCGCGACCGCGTCCATGCCGCGACTCGACTCACCGTTGTACGTGGCGGTGTCCTGCTTGTGCATCGCGTTCACGATGATCTGATGGACCTCCGCGTACTTCTGGGACTCGTCCGCGATCTCCTGGAACGCCTGCAGGAACGACTTGTTCTTGTAGACGCGGAAGTTGTTGGCGTCCGTGAGCCTGGTGATCCAGTCACCCACACGCGCCTCAGCCGTCTGCCTCCGGCCCGTGATGTTGCTTACCGGCACGCGGATGTACATGGCGTTCGTGGCCGGCAGGTGTCCATCGATGAGCTCTCCACCACACCAACCGGTGAGTTCCATGATGTTCTCCGCGGTGACGCGGATAGCCTGGACCTTGAACGTCCTTCTCTCGAACGTTGCTGTGACGATCACTTGCGTCCCCCCAAGTAGCTTGCTACGGATACGTGTTTGAGATCTTGATGGCGCCTTACCTTGTACTGCCAGACTGACTGATTTGTTTCGAGCCGGCCTCTCAACCAACTCCGGCATGACTCCGGAGAGCCGCAGAACGCAGGGTTGGAGTTCCGATCGAACACCATGTCGTTCTTACTCTCCAGAGTCATGCTTTCTCCTCTAGGCCGCTGCGTGCCGGCGACGCACCGGTGCGGGCTGGATCTTGAAGACGCCGAGCTGCATGGTGGCGTCCGGGTTGAACGTGATGGGCTTCGCGGCCTGACGCTGTTCCGCCATCTTGGCGAACGTCTTCATCAGCTGGGCACGCGCACGGGTCTTTCGGTAGTAGTCGGGCACGACGTCCACGGCGACATCAACCCCGATGGTCAGACTCACCGTCGCCAACCAGGCCACCAGCGTGGCGGTCAGGACGTTCCACTCGGTAAGTATGTTGACGATCACTGCTCCTCCTTGGGAGTCTTGTCCTTGTTGGTTATGTCGGCGATGACGACGCCGAAGATCACACCCACCAGCATGATCCCGGCGCCAGCCACCATCGACCAGAAGACGATCACGCCTCGATCGCCAGACGCTCGTCGTCCTCGACCCACTCGCCGCCCTCGACGTCGATGATGTCCTCGTCGCCCGGCGGGAGCGCCAGGACCGGGTCCATCCCGACCTCGGGCAGGTGGGCGTACTTCTTCTCCAGCTCGTCCTCGGCCACCACGAACATGCCGGTCTTCAGGTAGGCGCTGATGCCGCTGCGACCGCTGATGGTGTAGTGCGACGCGCTGATGATCACGTCGATGAACTCGTACTCCTGCCAGTCCAGCATGTCGCACGTCTCCTCATCGAGAGGCACGCGACCGCGGGACGTGATCAGGACCAGCCGCGGAGGCTTGAACTTGAACGAGACCTTGACCTTGATGAAGTAGAGGGTGTCGTCGCCCTCCTCCTTGCCGGTCCAATCCTTCACGTTCCAGCCGTCGGCCCGGAGCTCCTCGACGTGGTCGGGGTCGATCGCGACGTTGAAGTAGCGGTCACCCTCTCGGTTGTACTGCTCCTCCTCGCCGGCGAAGTTGGGCTTGAAGACGATGTGCGTGCCCTCGATCTTGAGGGTGGTTTCACGCCTTCTTGCGGGAAGCGGCATTACTGCACGTCCTTCATTGCGTAGATGAGACTGAGGGACGGGGAATACCAAATACTCCCCGGCGGTGGCCGGTGACCCCTCCTGTAAAGCCACCGGCGTATGTGCTTCACACCCGGTGGTCGGGGATGGGGAAGTTGTCGTGCTTGACGTAGCAGTCGAAGTACGTGGTCTGCTTGTCGCCGTCGTACGTCAGCTCGAACAGCCGGCCGTCGGGCATCGTCGTACCGAGTATGGCCTTCCAGTTCTGCAGCGTCTTGGCGAACCAGACGACGTACACGATGTAGGTCGGGATCTCGACCTGGGGGTGGTTCTGCTTGTGCAGCGAGTCGACGTAGTCCTTGACCAGCTGCTTGGCCTTCTCCTGAAAGTCCGTGGTCTCCCCGACCATGTAGCCGTACTCCTGCGCCTCGGTTTTGCAGCGCGGGCAGAGGTCCACGCCACCGCAGCGGGCAGGCGACTTCGGGGCGTCTCCTACAGCCCCCGCAGGGCTTCCGGGGATCTGGTGTCCGTGGCCGGTGTAGGCCATCTCTCCTCCTAGCTGACATGCTCCAATGGTGTGGCCACAAGGAAGGGCGAGCTCGTTACAGCTGAGTCCTCGCCCCTCCTCGGTGCCGTGGTTGTGGATCACTCGCTGATCGGCATGGACCTGTAGCGGTCCGCTGGGTCTGCCGCCTTCTTCACGCCGAAGCTGACGGAGTGGTCCTGGGGGTCGATCCAAGCCTCTTCGGTCGTGATCACACCCTGGATCGTTCCGGTCTCCTCGTCGTAGACCCCACGACCGACGACCTTGCCGTCGACCTTGATCTCGACCTCATCACTGAGGATGGGATTCTCGGGATCTTCGTTGTTCTCGAATACGTTCCGCGGACTCATGCCCTCACCAACTCCTCGTAGGTGACGTACTTCCCGATGGTGTCCTTGGCGTCCTTGACCAGTTCGTCGAAGTACTCCATGTCGACGACGCCGGCCAGAACTTCCAGGTCGAAGAACGGCATGTCGATGGCGACCTGAGCCTTGAGCTGCTCGGCCTCCACCCACTTGTAGCCCTTGGTACCAGTGACGGCGTAGGGCTTCCCCTGGCCGTCCTTGATCTTGACCAGGTCGCCGCCGCCCTGCAGTACGGGAACGAAGCTGCCGGTCCGGCCCACGTGGACCATGCCGGCGTAGGGCTCAGTCGGAGTTGCCAGCTCCGGCTTCATGTCGAGGTGCATGACCCACGGGCTCAGGACCGACTTCGTCTCGCACAGGTCGTCGTACTTGACGGCCTCGCCGGAGAACAGGTTCTTGAACACCCACGGGTGCTGGAACTGTGCACCGACGGCATCCCAGGTGTCGATCTTCTTGGCCTTTTCGGCCCACCCGTACTTCGCGATGTACACCGCGTCGTTGACGAGGCAGAACTTCTTGTACGTCGCCTCGTGCTCGAAGGTGTAGCCGTACCGCTTGCCGAAGTCCATGACAGCGGCCTTGAGCTCCGGACGAAGCGCATCCGTGACGCCAGGAATCTTGATGGAGTCCGTCTTGATGTGGACAACCTGGAACCCGAGAGACTGGATGAACTTCTTGAGGTCCACCATGAACAACGCGCCCCTCTTGGCGACGTAGTTGTCCTTGTTCCGGAGGTCCCTGAAGTCGTTGTCGAACTTCGCCGCGGTCAGACCGTAGACGATGTTGATCACGATCTTCATCGCGTAGGACAGCCTCTCGGCGTCCTCCTCGTTCTGCAGGTAGGGAGCGAGCTTGCCGTCCAGCATCTTGCGAGCCGATGCGTAGTCGCCGTGCTTGATCGCCAGACGAGCATCCACCAAGTCCTTGAAGTTCTTGGTGTAGGGCCCGAACGCTTCCATCTGGATGATGGACGTGGGGTGCATCGACGCGACGTCGTAGACGTCCACGTTCTCGTAGAAGCCGGGTTCCGCGTAGACGTAACCGCCTTCGCCCACCGCCTCGTCGCAGTACGTGCTCTTGCCGTAGTTGTACTCGTAGCCGGGGAACTCCTCCGACAGATCCCGGTAGATGAACGACTGCTGCGGGTTGCGGTCCCCCTTGAAGATGATCCGAGAGGTGTGCTTCTGCGTCGTGGCGTTGATGGGAAGGCCACTCAGGTCGGCCAGGATCTGCCGCGCGACGAAGTCCTGCTTGAGGTGCCTGAACACCTCACGCGTCGAGTGGACGTCGTTGCTGCAGTAGTCCATGACCTTGTCCCACAGCTCCGGCGGGACGGGTTGAGTGAACGGGATGTCGAGCTCCACGTGCGGCAGGCCCAGCTTGATCTGCCACTTCTTGAGGCCCATCTTGGTCGCCGCGAATTCGTAGATGTCCGCGTAGGAGAGGTTGAAAGCCTCACGCAGGTAGTGCGCCTGCGCCTCCTTGCTGACCAGCTTGCTCGACAGCTCGTAGAGCCGCTCGTTGCTCCACCCCATACTGGCGGCGTACAGCATGTGGTTGTCGTACTTGCGGTTGTTGAAGCCGACCAGCTTGAACTTGAAGAGGGCCGCGACCTCGTCGGGGGTCGGATTGACCATCCGCACCACGGTGTCGCTGTCTTCGTACATCCAGCAGATCCCGAAGAAGTTCGGGAAGCACTCGACGTCGAAGATGACCACAGGCGCTTCGCCGGCGTCCACCTTCGGGGCAACAGTTTCCTCCGCGGAGACTTCCGACGCCCACTTGATGGTCTTGACGATCTTCAGGCAGGTGAGAGCCTGGTTGGTGCTCCCGCTCGCGTAGACCAGGATGTCCTTGCGCAGGTCCGTCACGTCGTACGGGAAGCCGGCGGCGTAGGCGTCGTCCGTGAGCTTCTTGATGAAGTCCACATTCGGCTTGGTGCTGCTGAGCCCCTCGAAGCCGTTCCGAAGGGCCTTCGCGATCATGTTACGAAGGTGCTGTTCGTCCTTCAACGTGTTGGTTTCGAGCACGGGTTTCTTCTCCCTGAAAGGCAGACCGCTGCTGATCGTGGCTACGGGTACGCTGTTGCAGAGCGAGAGCTTGCGACGCAGGGAGCTGTTCCCCGTGTACACCTTGATCTCGATCCCCTTCGAGTACTCGCGCGCCAACTCATCAACGTCGCCGTCGTAGATGTAGTGGAGGTGGACTCCCTTGCCGGACTTTGAGATCTCGGCGTAGGTAGCCGGCCACGTGCTCGCGGCCTCCAGGTTGGCTTCTAGTGATTTCTTGCCGTCCTTCGTCAGGTCGAAGTCGATCACGATGTGATGCTTCGGCACCTTCAGGAAGTGCAGCTTGGACGTGTCAAGGTCCCCCAAGACCGTGCTGCAGACCGCCGACGGGTCGGGCTTCTTCAGCTCGCCGTCGATGATCCGCTCTTCGTCAGTCCAGTACTTTGCAGGGGTCTCATTGTGCTTCCCATACTGGGCCGGCATCCCGACGTACATCTCGTCGATGAGGGAGACCGTCTCCTCCAGGACCAGCTTGTACGTCTTGGGTGTCGTCTCCGGCACCACTGGGGTCTTGAACTGTTTGGCTGAAAAGCCCTTGAAGTAGCTGTGGACCACAGTTCCGTTGATCATGATCCTCGTGTGGAACTCGTCGAAGAAGTCCCTGAGGGCCGTGCGGAACTTGTACTGCGGGAGTTTGAACTCGACTCCCGTGTCGGTGACCCACTCCTTGTACATCGCGTATGCTTGGCGCAGGCTGACGCCGTCCTGCTCCTTGAACGTGTCGTAGTGCTCGTCCACGAAGTTGTGGAACACGTTCGTTTCCAGCATCATCCGCTCGGGGCGGTACGTGCTGTAATAGCTCTTGCCCAGACGCTTGTAGACCTCAAGGCAATGATGCGCGATAGCACCGAGTTCGAAGTCGATCCGGTTCATCAGAGCGTAGTAGTGATCGGGTTCGAAGACATCTCCGGTCGGAACTACGTCAATAAGACGCCGAATCAGTCCAGACTTGGCATCGGTGATCTTGACGGCCTTGTTGGTTCCCATGTACAGGAAGGCGTTGAGCTTCATGTCGTAGCCGGACTTGTACTTCTCGTTGATCTTCATCCGGTCATGACCAACAACCGAGTTTAGTTTCGAGTTGTCCTCGATCTTCGACAGATCGCCGTCATGTTGGATCGCAACCAGCGGGTTGTCCTTGAATGCCTCGGTCGCGAAGTTGTTGTTAGTCCCGACCAGAGCCTTGGCCTCGAACATCGCGACGTAGCCGTCGAATAGCTTCTCGATGATCTTGAGAATCGTAGACTTGCCGGTGCCACCCTGCCCGTAGAAGACCATGAACTTCTCGATCTTCTTGGCATCTCCGGAGATGATGGCACCGATCGACCACTCGATCTTCTCGACCTCTTCGGGGGTGTACAGCTTCCCCAAGAGCTCGTCCCAGGCATCATGCGCACCCAGGACGAGGCTGTAAGGGAGGTACCGACTGACGTAGTCCGTCTTCTTCGTCGGCACCTGATTGGCGAACGTCACCGTTGTATCCAGCTGGTGACTGCTGTCCGCCAAGTTCTTGCAGAACTTCTTGAACTGGTACCAACCGTTGTTGCTTGAGACGCTGAGATACTTCGGAGAATACAGAACCCCGCTGGACTCCTGCTTCTCTACGTACATCCTGATCTCTTCGTCTACGAGACGAACAACGTCATACTCGTCCGTGGACCAGAGTCCGAGTTCTTCATCCCAGATCGCATAGAAGGCCCCTCCGCGAATCATCAGATCGCGAGACCTACCGACCTTGAAGTCGGGCCGGACCTCTACGGGCTTACCATCCTTCGTGGGTTCCTTCAGGGCGATTCGAAGGAAGTCCAGCATCTACCCTCCTCCCATCAGATATGTTCCAGTACGTATGCTGAGAGCTGGTACCAGAGTTCGATTCCGCGTTGGTCTTCGCAAGGTTCCTTCAGCGGGAACAGCCCGCCTTCACCTTGCCGGTTGTACTGGCGGAACATGACCGTGTAGAGGATTCCTTCGACAGCGTCTTCCGAATAGAAACGGAACGAGTCGTTATACTGCCTCAGGTCTATGTTCTCCAGCAGCTTCCAGAACCAATATGGGACTGTCCCGCCCGCCTCGAATTCAAGGTGGTTGGCCAGTCCCACAACAAGCTCCAAGAAGGAGCATTCGATGTCGATCCAGGCGGGGTCTACGTCCCGCTTGTCGATTCGCTGGTCCCGGAGGAACACGTTTCGCAGTGCCTTGCCGTCCTCCAGCCGGTTCTCGTCACGAGGGACGAGCCACAGGAACTTAGTCGTGAACATCTGCCGAAACAGCGTCCAGTAAGTCAGTGACTCGTCCTGCTCGTCGACGATTGCGACTTGGCCGTAGAGCCACCGGAGATACAGCTCGTCAAGTGGCGCGGCGTCCATGGTCTATCCCGTCTGACCCAGGACTTCGACAGAGTGCTTCCCAGGGCTCCGAGTGACCTCGAAGTCCATGTTGAAGCGCTCGCACCGGACGTAGATCACGTTCGGCTCCATGTCCGGGTCGGTGGTGAGGGTCCCGAACCTGTTGAGGTTGTCCGTACCGATGATCTGCTCGACGCGGTCCGGAGTGACGACGTTGTCGTCCTCGTCGATCACGATGCCGTCGCCGGCGAAGAAGGACACCGTGATCTGATCGGCCTGTGTCTCGTTCGCGTCGAACTCGGCGAACGGGATCATGTACGGCGCGCGTGCATCCGGGTCCGTGGGAGTCGCCGCGACGTTGCTCTCGATGTCGCTTGCCTTATCCTCGATGGACGGGGCGCCAGGCTTGTTGTACGCCGTCACGGTCTTGGTGACCTCCTGCGCCAGGACCGCGGGGTTGACGACGGTCTCGCCGCCGGAGTACTCGGTCAGAGCCTCGGCCGTCTGGATGGCCTGCTCCATGAACTCGGGTTCTTCCGGGCCCGCGTACTCCTCGCCCTGCGTGCCCTCGAAGAACTCCTTGGTCCGCCGGACCTCCTCGTCGAGGAGGCGGGCGTATCGCTTCTCCAGCTGATTGCGCGCGACGAGGTAGCCGACACCCACGCCGGCCGCCCCGATCAGGACTTCCTTCAACATGTCCAGAACCCCCATCAGATCTTGTCGTAGATGACGCCGTCGACGTTGAAGTCGATCCAGACGGCCCTCTCGTTGCCCTCGGCGAACAGGTCCCCGCCGACTGGGTCCGGGCCGAAGATGTTGAAGATGACCGTGTCGTCACCGTCGCCGCCGTCAATCCAACCGGTGACTGCACCAGCCTTGGTGTCCGGCAGGCCGAGCATCCGGTAGACGTCGTTCAGGAAGATGTGGCCGTCGGCACGGAGCTTGTTGTTCGCCCACGTCTGCTGGGCCGCGAGGAAGGTCTGGTTGTAGCCCCAGTCCTTCTTGAAGTTGCGGTTGGACTCGTCGAAGCAGACCGCGTACATCGAAGTCGCCTTGCCGCTCGGCGTCTTGATCGTCTTGGTAGTGGGGCCGTTCTCGTCCTCGTGGTAAACCTCCTTGTCCACGAGGTCGTATCGGTACTCGCGGTCCTTGGCCTCACCCTGGTCAGCGATGACCCTGGCGCGGTACTCCTTGAACGCCCGGTCGACAGCCGCGTAGGCCGCGGTGACGCCGGCGAGACGCTTGGTGAGGATCATGTGGGCCCCGGTGAACAGGGCAAGGGAGACGCCACCGACGATCACGGCCGGTGCGTACGCCTTGGTGACCTCGATCGCCAGCTTGACGCGGGAGAGCTTCCGGTCCTGCGCGGCGTCTTCGGCGCTGTACTTCTCGGAGTGCTCGGTCTCCGCCTTCTCGATCTTGGCGCGGTCGTTCTCGGCCTCGCGGAGGATGCCGTCCATCTTCAGGGTGGCCTTGCTGGCCAGGACCACGGTGGCGACGAAGCCCGCGGCACCGCCGACGAGCATGATGGTGGGAGAGTGCTTCTGCGTCAGCAGAATCTGCCGTCCGACCTTGGAGGTCACGGCATTCGAGATGCCCCTGAGGACGCTCATCGGTTGTAGTCCTTACGTGAGTTGGTGCGAGGCGTGGTGGCGACGTACTTCTTGTACAGGTCGAGCAGGATCTCTCGACCCAAGGGGCTCTTGGCCGCAGCCAGAAGGAGAAGGAGGAACATGTACTTCCTATCCGATGGGTTCGGTCCTCGGGAGGATGAGGATGTAGCCGCCCGTACGAGTACGCCGGACATCAGCGCCGTACAGCTCGGTCCAGCCCCACTTCTCGTCTGTGAACTCCGCTTCGAGGTCGACCATCTCGTACAGGTCGGCGACCGAAGTGTGACCGAAGCGGTCAATGAACTCCTGCATCTGGGCGAGAGTCGCCTCAGCCTGCGCACGCGTCCGGAGCTCGATCTCCCCGAAGTCGTGACTCGCACGTCCTCGGGTGCTGATGGTCCGCGGGCCGGCGGTCTCGCGCGGCGTGGCGGAATAGCGGTTGTACTGGATGTGGCTGGTCGATCCGATGGGTCCGCGGCGGTTGTTGCTCCGGCGGGTGGACTGCTGGGCCTCGCCGTAAACGAGTCGCTCCACGCCCTGGATGACCGCGTCGGTGATCATGTCCTTGAAGGCCGGGCCGAGCACCTCGGAAATGAGGTAGTCACTGATGCTCTGGCCGTCCTTGCCGCCGATGGACTCGCGGAAGCGGCTGCCGAGGGACTTCTTCTTCTTTATGGCGTCGCCCGTAACGATCTTCCGGATGACCTTCTCGCCTCCGGCCGGCGACTGCACCTCGGGAACGTTCTCGTCCGGCTTCTGCCTGCGAACCTTGGGAGTCGTGGGGCCTTCGAGACTGTTGCTGGGGAACTCGTCCATGTCAATCCTCGTCTGTGAGAAAACAGAAAACCCGTGTTAGGGGTTTGCTGTCTGGGGCGTGTACGGATGGGAGTTACAGGCGGGGCTTGATGTTCTCGTTCCACCAGTCGACGGCCTCGTCGATCTTGGCGTCGGTGTATCGTCGAGTCGCGTCAGATGCGGCCATTCCGATGACCACCTCAGCGGAGAAGACGGCAGCACGGTTGTGCAGTCGCTCCTCCTCGTCGGTGTTCTTCTCGATGATCATCTTGGCGATCCGGGACGCACCAAAGCCAGCGACGACGCCGACAACGGTCTTAACGATGTCGATCTTGGTCTTGGGCATGGGGTTCCAATCAGTAGGGGTCTCGTTATAGTGCTCGGAAAACCTGCGACGGGATGCGGGGCACATTTTTCACGGGGGTACCGGCTGTCGTTTAAGACCAGCATCCGGACTGGGTCGGGAGACCCCTACAGTGACCAGACCCTGCTGATCCCCCATCCCATCGCAGGGAACTACGCTGCCTGCTTGCGCTTGAACGCGATCAGCAGGTGGCGCCGGTCCCAGTTCTTGTCGTCCTTGCCGCCGGCCGAGGCGTAGAAGTCCTCCCACGACACGGTCAACAGCTCTTCGTCGGTGAACTGCCGGTCGCCCGGAAGTGCGACATCGTCCACCCGGCTCTGCATGTCCGGCGGAACCACCTCACGGAAGAACTTGATCGCCGAGTCGGTGTTGGTCGCGAGCTCGATGAACAGCTCGGAGTAGGCGCCGGTCTCGACGAACTCCGCCGTGATCTCAGGGCCCTTGACGAACCGCTGGCCCTCACGGACGCCGTAGGTCTTGAGGATGAGGTCCTTGAAGAGCTCGATGAGCTCCCCGTGGCTCTCGGCCTCGACGATCCTCCTGGCGTACTCCTCCACGCCGCCCTTGCGGCTGAAGTTCATCTCGACGGCCTCGGCCTTGGTGAGGTTGAAGAGGTAGGTCCCGGTGACCTGCTCTCCGTCGAGGTTGTGGTACGTTATCGTCTTCTCGTGCACGGTGCTCCCCTTGTGCTAGAGGCGGATGGTTGGGTGGTTGATCAGGCTTCGGTGCTGATCTCGTCCGAGGACTCGACGACCTCGTCGGCCTCCAGCTCCTGCCGGCCCGCGATGACCTTCAGGACGACACTCGCCGCGAGGAGACCGGCGGACGCCAGTACCAGCTTCTTGTTGCGCTGGAACACGCCCTTGACGCCGGTGACCAGCTTCTTGGTCTTGGTCTCGCCCTCGACGATGTCCAGGTCGACCTTGCCGTCCTCGTGGACCTTGATGGTGACGGTGACGCCGTCGGCGAGACGGTCCTCGATCTTCTGCAGCGCGTCGATCATGGTGTCGGCCGCAACGGCCTCGTGGACGGCGGCGACGATCTTCTCGCCACCCTTGTTCTGTGCAGGCACGGTGGTCTCCTCGGTGTTGACGGTCTTGGCGGCGGCGTCGTTCTTGGCGCTCATTGGATGTGTTGCCTCTCAGCTCAGGAAGTTCAGGATTTGATGGATGTTGGGCCGGAGCCCGTCAGTGAAACGAGGAGTGTCCCCGGTAGGGAACCGTGCGGAACCGAACGACGCCACAAGGACGATCGTCGACCGTGCTGGCCCAGTTGAATTCGAGCTCCAACGGGCAGTCCGAGTTCCAGCCGATCATGTCGGATTCGTCGGTGCGGTCCAGACCGACCTGGTCGTAGAAGTCGGACAGCGTCGCGGCGAACTCATTGTTCAGCTGGTGGTTGATGCTGTTCGCGGCCCGTTCCAGAGCCACCTTGGTGCTGTTGAAGTAGCGGCCAGACCAGGAGTCCCGGAAGAGGTCCCCACCGCCGCCCTCGATGAACACGGTCTCCCGACTTATCGGGTGCCGGTCCACCTCGTCCTGAGCGATGGCAGTTCGGACAGACTCCTCCTTCTTCTTGCCGATGGTCTCGACGACCTTGTCCTTGTACGTCAGAGCGGCCTTCTCGGCGATCGTGTACGCAGTCGCCAGTGCCGCCACCCGTCGAGCACCGATCCGGTTCGCAGCCACCATGCAGGCGATCGTCACCACGGCGACCCCTGCAGCGGGCACGAACTCCTTCCAGGTGCGTTCGACCTTCTCCCTGAGCTCCAGGTTCGGGCTCTCCTCGGAGAGGATCGCCGCGGCCTTGAGCGTCGCCTTGCCGGTGAGATACGCCGTTGCCAGCGTCCCCGTGACGCTCAGCGCGGTCAGTATGGTCGGCGAGTTGTCGGCAGCGACCTTGCCAGCTCTCCTGGCCAGTATGCCGAAGTTCATGTCAATCTCCTGTAGGGGTCTCCGCGGGCTGGTCGGGGACGACACGGATGCCAGATTGCTTCTCGTAGTCCCTCATACCATCCCTGTACATGCGCTTGTAGTGCGCTCGGTTCCTCTTGTTGAGCGCTTGCGCCACAGCTTGGGGGAGCGTTCGACCGATCTCGTAGCCGGCACCCACTGCGATGGCGAGCTTGAGCGCCTTGAGGAAAGTCAAGTTCACTTCGCGGTCTCCTCGGCCTTCTCCTCGTCCTTGCTGTCGATGACCGTCTCGATGTCCTTGGCGATCTTGCCGGTGACCTTCTTGGTACCGTAGAGCAGGCCGGCCATGCCGATCCCGATACCCACCGACGTACCGAGACCCGAGGCGGCGAACACCAGGAACGTCTTGCCGAGGTACTGTGCGAACTTCATGGTGTGTCCTTCTACTAGTGGGGCGAAAAAGGAAAACCCTAAGCACCTGGGTAGGGTGCTAGGGCTCTGAGTGACCTGGGGAGGTCGGTGACTCAGTCTTCGGTCGTCTCGGTCTCCTCGTCCTCCGACGTGCCGAACACACGGATGGCGAGCGCGGTGACTGCGGCCGTTGCGAGGATGGCGATCACGGCACGCTTGATGAACTGCTTGCGGTCAGCAGCGAATCCAGCGTTGGTGGTCTCCTCCGTCGTCTCGGCGTCGGTCTCCGGCGCACCTTCAGCGTTCAGCATGGCGGTGGTGAGGATGGACTTGACGTTCTTGGACATTGGGTCTCCAAACAGGGTAGGGGTCTCACTATATAGCATGTAATTTCTGCGAGGCACGGCAAAGCATAAAACCCTTGTCGGGTTTTAGAGGCTGTTGAGATCAATTCTTCTTGAATATGCGTATGAACTTGCGGGACTGAGCGCACAGGTAGTCGACGGCGAACATGGCAGCTATGCTGCCCGTGCACGCGGCGATTATGAATGCGATCATGTTGTCGTCAGACATGGCATGGCCTTTCAGTAAGGGTCTCATCATAGGCCATGTATTTTGTGCGAGGTTTGTCCAAATTCCTCCCCCGGGGTTTTTCACCAAAACAAAACCCAAACCCCTTTCGGGGTGTGCGGGTTCAAATATAGACGTTACTCAGACTCGTCGTTCTTGGACAGGTTGTCGACCAGGCGGGTGAACGCAGTGGAAACAGCGTAGGTGATGATCACCGCGCCGACGGCCTTAGCGGTGTGGGTCACGAAGTCCTTGGCGATATCTGCATATCGCTCGGGCTCCACGTGACTGCACTTCTCGGGCGCGTCGACGGGGGTGTCATTCTTGGGCGTTTTGACTACGGACACCTGGAGGGCACGATTCCGGCGGTTGAACACGGCGGGGTCCTTTCGTAGGGGTCTCATCATAAAGCCGGTAAAACGTGCGAAAAGCATGAACCCTTGTTAGGGGTTCAGAGGCTTTGAGGTTATTCCTCGTCGAGCATCATGTCAGTGAATGCCTCAAGGGCCACCAGGTAGTCATCCGCGTCCTGTATGGCGCCGACGAAGAAGCGGGGGAGCATGAAGTTCTGGAAGCGAACGTACGTCTCCGCCGATTCCTCGTCGAAGATACGGACGGGGAAGAGCAGCAGGGTGACCATGTTCAGATATGCAGTGAACACGTGGTGCCTTTCGAGAGTAGGGGTCTCATTATAAGGCCCGAAAACTCTGCGAGAGCAAAAACGAAAGGCACAGAAAAACACAAACACCGCGCAAGAGTTTGGGTTCTCTTACGCGGTGTCTGCGTTGGTTTCCTTGGGTGGGAAGTGGCCTTGTTACCGGGCGAGCTTCGTGACGAAGCCCAGCGCCTTGGTAGCGATGACGTGTCCGGACTTCTCGAACAGGAGGATGGCCACGATCCCGGAGAGGCTTCCAGCCAGGTTGGCCAGCGTGTCAGGGCTCACGCGCTTCTTCGACTTGGATTCGTCGTTGAGCTTGTAGAGCTTGACCAGCTGGTCAGCCGTCTTGGAGTACTCTTCGGATTCGGGGTCCATCCCCTGCAGCGAGTCGAACAGACGCGTGATCGCGTCGTCCAGCGGGGTGGGCTCGATGGTTGAAGCCTTGAGGGTGATCAAGGGACAATCCTTTCGTAGGGGTCTCATTACAGGCCAAGAATATCCTGCGACCCCCACGAATCAGGGACGAATGATCGGGGTCTCCCCGGTGCTGCTGTTGTCGACGCGGAACGTCACCTCAGGCTGGTGCTCCAACGGATCGGCCGCCTCGTTGAGGATGAAGTTGAGCTGCTTGGCGTCCGGGGTCTCCTCGACCTCGATGATGCCGGCGTACTTCGTGTCACTCCTGTTGTACGTCCTGGTCGAATATCCGAGGACAACCCCGAGGAACGTGTTCAGCGCGGCCAGTGAGCCGACGACCTCTTCCGCCTTGGGCAGATGCCAGATCTGCGCCATGGTGAAATATAGAGCGCCAAGCGCCGGCAGTACGACCGTGGTCCACCGCTTCAGCTTGTTGTACGCGCTATCGCCCAGCAGAGGCTTCTTCAGAGCGTGCGACGACTCGGGCATTGTTGATGTGCTCCCCTTCTCGGGTACGTACTTCGGCCACTTCTGCGTACCTCCGGGAAGTGATCGGCAGCTGCTCGACAGCTTGCATGATCCTCTCGGCTACGCCATTTCCGCCCAGTTCTTTGTACGGGTCGTAGAAGTACTTCCTGTAGTCCTCGTACTCGTCTCTGGTGACGGAACCACGCTGAATGTAGTTCGCCCCAAGAGTCATCAACTCGATGTAGGCCAGGCCCATCATGAGTCTTGTTGCGGCAGTCTTGTGGTCGGTCTTTCGCAGAACGTAGGCCCAGAAGCCTGACGAAGCCACAACCGATCCAGCTGCCACCAGGGCTACCTGCAGCCAGTTCACGCGAATTTCCTCCCCTATGTGGTGCGTTTCCAAACGCCCACGTATCGAACCCAGGGCTCTGCGATCTTCCATACGCCTCCTACTTTTACGTATGGGACCGCGAGCTTTGTCTCTGCTCCTACTTTTATGTAGGCGCCGGCAATTGTTCTGACACTGCGCGGTGCCGACCAGGCTCCCCAGCCAACAGAGTTCTGGGCACGTACCCAGAAGTAGTACACAGTTCCCGGGTTAAGCCCCGTGACTACTTGCGGTGAAGTTGCAGCGACGGTTGACGTCGGCGTTGACGGGCCGGTTCCGTATCCAATCTGGTAGGCGCTGATCGACGAACCGTTATTCGCCGGCGCAGAGAAAGCGACGTCTACGCTTCGCATCCGAACGCTAGACAAGAGTGGTGCACTCGGCGCATCTGGAGTTTTGAGCGTCTTGGCTGTTGCTCGACCAGACCAGGCGCTCCATCCTTCGGAGTTGTGCGTCCTGGCCCAGAAGTAATACGTCGTTCCAGGGGTCAACCCCGAAACTGTGGTCGACCTGTCCGAGGAGACCGTGCTCTGCACCGTGGTGGAGCTGGTGCCGTACCCGATCTGCCTCGCATCGATGGCATCGCCACCGTTGTCGCCATCCGTGAAGGTGGCGTAGACCGTTGTCGCCGTGATGTTGGAAATAACCGGCGTTGTCGGTTTGGCCGGAATCGTATCCCGCTGAATTGCGTGCGGGAACGACGTCGGACCACCGATTCCAGAGGCACTGGACCCATCAGTGAGCCTGAACGTGACCGTCTGGGAATCGGTGATCGTGACTTCCCCGACCTTGTACCAGGGGCGCCCGGTCGGGTAGTTGATCGTCTTGCTGGTGGTCTTGCCGTTAGCCGTCCAGTTGAACGGCATTCCGCTCCACCAGTCGGACGAATATCCGGCTCTGAACCAGAATTCAACGTCCGTACCGGTGTCACGGATCATCATCTGACCGGTCTCGCCGGTCGTCTTGAAGTAGTCAGTCATGGAGACGCCTAGCTAATGATCTTGAAGTAGATGTCTCCATCGCTACCGACTGCTGGCGACGGATCGGTCGTTCCCGAGGTGATACCGGAAGCAGAACGAAACCCGTTCTTACCGATGGGGATGAGCGCCCGCACCTGGGCGATATAGTCGCGGGTTCGGTTGATCTCCCGTGCCCCCCAGCGAACTCGTCCTTCTTCGCCCGAGTCCGGGACCACTGCGTACCCGGCAGCAGCTGCCTGATCTCCTTCGGCCATGTCTAACCTCCCTTACGGCTGAGTAGCCCATTCCTCGGTTGTGAGTTCCGACCACACCTTGTTGTTCAGCCAGGACAGCCAAGAACCAGTCGTGATGAAGGTGTTGAGTGCAAGCGTCGGATATGACCGCTCGCCCTCCCTGTCAGACACGAAGATCTGCTCAATCACCCGCATGTTGTTGGTCTGGCCGTCAATGTTGCGCATCTCGACGATGTCGCCGAGGTTGTAGTGCGTTCCGTACTTGTACTGGCTGTTCTGTGGGATCTCGCCATCGAACGCCTGATACACCCGGTTCTTGGCCAGCTCCTCCATGCCTCTCTGCAATAGAGCGGCAGGAATATCCGGCGTGTCCGTGGTGATGTCGCTTGCGTTAACGACCAGAACGTGACGTTCGAATCCTCCGACGTCAGGGTCCACCCCGATGGGGTAAACCTTGAGGAATCCCGCCGGAGAATATACGTACGCGACGTTCTTGGCCTTGTCGACAGTGGTCAGTTCCTTGGTGTTCTGGAGGTTGTCAAGCTCCGGGGTGAAGATGACCGGCGGAAGGACCGTTTGTGCGCTGGTGCGGTCGCTTCCCGTGTAAATATCGAACCAGAGCTCGGACGCGTCGAAGTTCCGCAGCAGCCTGAAACCAAGGTTCCAGACGCTGCAAATATCCTCAATGGCGTCGTAGACCGTTGTGGGGTCCAGCTCCACTGTGATTGGGTCGACCGGCTCCGGGATCGTGTCGGCAGACAAGAACGTGCCCTCGTTGATGAAGGGTATGACGTCTGCTGGGTCGAGAATCCCGGTGACACAAATGTCGTGGAAGATCTTCCTGGCGACGTCAGCCGGAGCGTCCGTGATGGTCCACTTCGGAGACGTCGTCAGATCAGCCGTCGAGTTCTTGGCTACGCGGTCGAGAAGGATGGCCTCAAGCGACCTCCCCTTGACCGAAAGCATCTTCCTTCCATCGGAGTCCACACCATCCTCGACGGTTTCCACCACCATGACCCTGTGCGAGTTGTTCATGGCCAGTAGAGTGCCGGTCTTCAGCAGAGTTCGCATCGGCTGCGTCGAATGGATTTCCAATTGGAAATCACCAAAAACCGCGAACCTCTCGGTCCAGATGAGAGATTCGAAGCTGTCGATGACGGATATCCGACGCAGAAGAGGGTCGAGTGTGTAAGCCTCCACTACAACCCTCCGTACCTGTTGAAGTACTCGAAGGTCAGCGGAATTCCAGGCCCTAGAGCCTCGACCTTGAGCGTGTTGATCCCGTTCTCCAGAGAGATCCAGTTCGACTGAGGCGAGATGCCGTACAGCACATCATGCCGGACCCCGGAGCGAAGGTAATACACCTCTTTCTCCCCGGGGATGGTGTCGATCAGGAGCCAGTCGCCGGCTATGAGCGGAGCGGAGAAATCCAGTGTTCGGGTCTCTCCGCTCGGGGTGGTGTGGATGATCGTGAACTGGGTGATGGAACGGTTGGGCAAGAGTACGAACTTGACTCCTGTGTCAACAGTCCCGTCGTAGTCGAAGGATCGTGCAGACGTGTCCGCGGTCGTCATCCCGAGAAGCTGGATCATATCCGGCTGGACGAAATCCGGATCGAAACAGATGATCGAGACGTTGATCGTTGGTTCACGGGTGAAAATATCGGGTTCGCAGGTCTCGACTCGACCAGTGATCCCGACTTCGAGGCCGTCTTCCAGGAAGAACTTGAACGACGCCTCAGTCTTCGGCATGAAGAAGTCATACAGCCTCTGCCGAAGGGACCGGACCGTATCCGTCGTCGGGTCCGGGTCGAGTTCGATCTTGAATTTCAGGTTTCGTGTCTCACGCCGGCTTGACTGGTACTGCTCTCCATCCAGGCCGGCGAAGCTCGAAGACACAAGGTTTGCCTTTACAGGGCCAAGCCCCTCGATTTCAACCACTCGGAAACCCGAGGAGTCGTCATCGAGGGGCAGGCTGAGAAGGTTACCCCGCGGGGTCGTAACATCAACGCTACTTAGCACTGGTCGACAGGGCTCCCTTCACTGTAGACAGTTGGTTGTTCGTTTGACGGTAGATATCCGCCGAGGACAGAGCCCTTGGCGAGTAGTTGTTCTGGACGTAACTGAGGTTGTTGCCGACGATTTCCTCCGCACGTGCAGCAGTGGCAGCCGCATTGCTCGCGTAACCATCGCGCACGTACTTTGCCTTGGCGTAGGCAGCATCCAACGAGAGGTTGGCCGTTGTGGGGACCAACTGACCCAACTGTGCAGCGCCCTTGCGGACGGCGGACAGGTCCATCACCGGAGTGATGGTGGGTCGCGCATCCAGATCGTTGGTGATGAGGTCGCTGAAGCCCGTGAGCGACTTCCGGACATTGTCCAGAGCCTCGCTGCCCATGTTCTCTGCCGACTTCGCCACCATGCTGGAAGACGCCTCCAGACCCTTGGCGAGACCCTCCGCGGAGAATCCACCGATCTTCATGAACGCCCGAGACGGGGACTTGATGCCGAGCTTCTTCTTGATGGCCTTGACCATCGCGTCGGCGATCTTGTCCATCTGCTTCTCGATGTTCTTCTGCTGCATTTCGAGACCCTTGACGAGTCCAGCAGCAGACTTGACCGCAGCGTCGTACAGGTTCGACGATGCAGTTGAACCGAGAGCAGCACCTGCCTGGTCCAGCTCCTTACCAAGGCTGTTGAGTTCCTTGATCGCGTCCGGACCCTTCTTCAGCAAGTCCTCGACGAACGGAAGCGCGCTCGTTCCCTGCGAGAGCAGGTCCTTGTACGTCTCGTCATTGAGGCCGAGCTTGCGAAGTCGCTGAAGATCGTTCGAGAACACCTTGGTGTCTTCGACCTGCTTCTTCAGGTTCTTCAGGTAATCCTCGACCGAAATATCACCGGTCGGGGCCGCCATGTCCGAGTACTGATCCGTTACCGACTTCTTGTAGTCGTCACGGGTCTTCTTGATGTCCTCGTACGCCTGCTTGGCGTTCTTGATCCTCTCGGACAGCTTGTCGTACTGGTCTGCCAGCTTCCCGAGATGGGTCTTCTCGTCGCTGAGGTTCTTCGTCAGCTCCTTGCTCGCGGCCTTGGCGGCAGCCTCCTCCTTCTTGGCCTGAGCAAGTTCCTTCTTGGTCGCCTTGATGGCTGCGGTGCTGTGAAGCCCCTTGAGCTTCTTCTCCAGCCTGTTGACGTCACTCTCAGCCGCCTTGGTGGTGGCAGAAAGCATCTTCTTCAGGTCGTCGAACGCCTTGTAGACCTGGCTCTTGTTGCCATCGAGGCCCTTGCGGAAACCGTCGTTGACGAACCTGCCGACCTTCTCGAATTCCTTCGAGGGAGAGTGAATTCCCAGGAAGTTCTTCGCTGCGTTCAAAGCGCCCTTGGCCACGTTCACAGCAGCGTTCTTGATCTCGCCAAGACCGGCGCCGATGCCCTTGACCATACCCTTGATGATGGCTACAGCCAGCTTGCCGCCTTCGCGGCCCAGGGTTTCGGCGTTCGCGTCAACTGCCTTACGAACACCTTGAATGGTCGAGATGATCATCTTGAAGCCGGCGTCAACGACCTTGGGGATTTGCTGCCCCATTGCCTTGAGCCACTCCGTGACGACCTTGGTTCCTGCTGCTGCGACCTTTCCGATGTTGTTAGCGATGCCTGTAAGAATGCCCGTAAGCAGCTTCAGACCCGCGTCGACCATCTTCGGGACGTACTGAGCCATCTTCTGAATAAGCATCGTCAGCATACGCAGAAGCATGTCCACGATCTTCGGTGTTAGCCGCACGATCGCACTGATCAACGATTCCAGGACCGTGACAAGCGCCTTGGTGATCGCTGGACCAGCTGTAGATATGACCTGAGCAAAGGCGATGAGGCCCAAGCCGATCTGCTTCATGACCATGGGGATGAGACCCACCAGGCCACTGACGATACCTACGATCGCTGCTGTGCCGGCCACACCTGCCGCAGCTAGGGCTGTAAGGCCCGTTGCGAACAGGAACACACCTGCGCCAGCCGCCAACATGCCGATCCCCAGAAGGGTTACGGCGGCAGCCAGAGCGATCATCAATGGTACGACCGGAGCCAGTACCAAAGCGGCCACGCCGAACACGGCAAAGACGCCGGCCAGCATGAGAAGGGACGTGCCGATTTCCCCGAGGGACATTTGGCTGAACTGCATGAGCACAGGAGCCAGAACGGTCAAAGCCGCAGCGATAATGAGCATCGCAGCAGCACCGGGGAGAGCGCCAGTCATCAGGAACATGGCGGCGGCGATGAGACCAAGCGTCCCAGCCAGCATGACCATGGCCTTACCGATCTGCTCCCAGTCGTACTGGGCGAAGTCGTTCAGAACCTTGGCTACCTGCTGGAGGGCGATCGCCGTGATGAGAATTCCCGCGGCCGCAAGAGGCGCCGTGGGCGGAATGACGTACAACGCAGCCGCGATGAGGGTAAGCGCCCCCAGCATGACGACGAGACTCTTACCGATCTCACCCCAGCTCATTTGAGCCATCTTGTCCAGAGCCTTGGCCACCAACCCGAGGGATATGGCTACACCCAGGACACCCGCGGCGGCCAAAGGCGCCGTCGGCGGGATCAAATATAGAGCACCAGTGATTACCGCAAGCGCACCTGCAAGGGTCACAAGCCCCTTAGCTATACCACCCCATGACAATTTGGACATGTCGGCGACGGCACTCGCCAGGATTTTTATGCCTGCGGCCAGCAGGATGATGCCGGCACCCTGAAGAACGCCGCCCGCATTGGCCTTGGAGAACATCGTGAAGAGCACGAGTGCCCCGAGCAGGGCACCGACTCCAACGAGTCCCTTTGCGAGTTCCTGCCAGCTCAGACCAGAGAGGTCCGTGACTGCACTGGCAAGGATCTTGATACCTGCTGCAAGCGCGATCAGGCCGAGACCGGTGGAGATCATCCCCTTCGGATTCGGCATGACCTTGAGTGAGCCGACGACCAGACCAAGCGTTACCGCCAGACCAGTCAGGCCCTTGGCGAGCTCGTTCCAATTCAGCCCGGCCAGCTGTTTGACAGCCTGAACCAGGATAAGGATCGCAGTCGCGAGGAGAATGAGCGAGCCCATCACGAACGGCAGCTTGGCGAAGCCTGCCGCACCGATGAACTTGTTGAATATGGCCAGAGAGCCGAGCAGCTGAGTGAACAGACCCGCCATGGCCGCGGAAGCCCGTCCCAACCCATTCGCGTCGATCTTCGACAGGGTGTTCATGGACAGAGCCAGGATGCCGACCGCAATAGCGATTTGCAGGAGTGTTGCGGCGTTCAGGGCGTTCTGCATACCCTTGAGGACGCCGGTGAAGCCATCGATCGCTTCAGTGATGCCGTCGAGGATGCCCCCGCCAGCGCCACCGCCGCTCACGAACTTCTTGATGATGAGGAAGATGCCGGCGATGAGGCCAGTGTTGATTCCAGCAAACATCGTGCTGAAATCGATGTTGAGGTTTTCAGTGATCAGCGTGCCGATCTTCGAGAAGAAGTTGGCGATTGCGCTGCCAACCTTCTGAACACCGGACCAGACCCGATCCATGATGTCGCCGACGTGTTGCCACGCGTTAGACACCATCTCACCGAGCTTCGCCATCGGAGACAGCTTGTCAGTGAGGCCACCAAGACTCTTGCCGGCGGCTGCAGCGTCTCCTCCGGAGAAGAGATCGGCCAAATATCCGCCGAGCTTCTGGATCAGCTTGATCGGAACCGCGAGGATCTTTCCGAGTCCCTCGAAGAACTTGTGGAGCCCTTCGCCCTCCTTGACGGCCTTGTGTAGAGCGACCAGGAAGTCACCGACACTGGCCGTAGCCGAGAGGAAGCCGCCAGAGCCCTTACCGACCTCACCGAAGAGGCCGAATATGGTCTTGGCGACCTGCTTGACGATCTCCCAGCCGATGCCCAAGATCGCAAAGAACCCGGCGAAAGTCCGCTTGAGGTTTTCCGCGGTTTGGGAACCGAGCTTGAGCCTCTCCATGAAGTCACGGAACGAGACCGTCATGTCGTACAGCTGCTTGGCCGTAGTCGCTGGGAAGATCTCCCGGAAGGCTTCCTTGATCGGCTTCAGGATGGAGAACAGGGCCGAGAACGCGTTGGATATGCCCTTGATCAGAGCATCTCGACCGCCGAGGTCCTTCCAGTCCGACAGCATCTTGTTGCGCGCGTCAGCAGAATCGCCGACGATCTTGCCGATGGCGTTGCTGGCGCCCGTGAACAGTCCCTTGGCTTCGGTGAAGTCACCAAATATGGTCTGCCACGTCTGAGACCAGCCCGAACCGAGGGCTTCCTTGGTCGTGTCGAACAGCTGAGACAGCGTCTTGACCTGGGTAGCCGCTTCCTTAGCCGTCTTGGCCTGAGCCTGGATGGCCTTGATCTGCGACTTGTTGAAGCCCTGGGCCGCGAGATCCGCGTCACTCAGGTCGCCGGTGAACTGCGCCAGCGTCTGGGTCAGGACCTTCGAAGTCAGCCACGATTCCTCGCCGGGCTTCGCCGTGATCGACTCACGGAACGACTTCCCTTCGATCGTGACGTTCTTCATCTTGCCCTTGAGGTCCACCGCACCCTTGCTGAGAGTGCCGAGCTTCTCGGCGTTCATAGCAAGAGCACGCTGGAAGACGGTACCGCCCATACCGGCGTTGACAACCGAGTTCCAGTCTTCCAGGGATACCCGACCAGCGGATATCGCCTGTGAGAGCTGGTACATCGCTCCGGCGGCCTGCTCCGAGTTGGAGCCCGAGAGGGCAGCCAAGTTGGCGATACCCTTGATCGCCGCGGTGGACGTCTTCAGGTCGACACCGGCAGCCGTGAAGGTGCCGATGTTCTTCGCCATCTCGGAGAAGTTGTAGATCGTCTGGTCGGAGTAGTGATTCAGAGCGTTGAGCTCGTGGTTGACGTCCTTGAGCGTCGCTCCAGATGCCTGGGTGTTAGCCAGAATCGTCTGGATCGAGTTCAGATTCGTCTCGTACTCGTGGAAACCATCGATCAGTGGCGCCAGTGTGAGCGACTTGCCCATCTGGATCGCAGACTCGGATATCCGGGCACCGATGTTGTGCAAGGCACCCGTGGCGATCTGCTGGAGAGCAGTGAACCGACCTGCGACACTGTTGACGCCGGCTTCCATGTTCTTCAGCGAACCGACCTGAGCATTGGCGGAGCTGCCGATCCCCTGCAAGCCCTTGGAAGCACCTTGGAGCTGAAGCCCATGGTTGAGGCGGTTGAGAGACGCAAGTGTCTGAGCAACGCCACGCTCAAACGCAGCGTTATCGAACTGCATGTGAACGACGCGATTGTCGACACCGGTCATGCGGAGGTCACCGCCTTCCATACTTCATCAGCGATCATGTCAAATATCGGCCTGATGGCGGGGTTGATGTAGTCCCGTCCCTGGACGTATCCGCCGGTACCTGTGCCATAGCCATACTGCAGCATGATGGCGACGGGAAAGCCGTTCTCGACGTCCGAGTTGGTCCACTCGATCCGGGCCGAACCGCGAGCTTTCTTGATCGTGTAGGACCAAGAGCCCGCGGCCAGACCGGAGTCACGAGGGGTAGCTGATTCGAGCGCGGTGACGCCCTGCTGGGCCAAGCGGTCGATACCGTTGTAAATATCGCCGCGCTTCAGCTTGTTCAGGAAGTCCTCGACCCGTCCACCCGAACGAGTCGTCGTGAACGAGATCATTGGTTCCTTACGTTGCGGGTTCCGTCATCTCCCAGGCGACGACACACGTGTCCGTGGCGCTGGTAGATGTGATGGTGAACGAAGTACCTGCAGTTCGCGCACTGACTCGTTGAGCACCGGGGGTACCGCTGGCCCCAGAAGTCTGGGCCGTGAGCTGTATTCGAGTGTTCGCGGTGACCGACGTGTTGTTGACCGTCGCGGTCCCAGCAGCGAGCGTGACAACACCCATACGAGCGTTGGTGCCCTCCTTGATGGCTACACCGCCGCCGACGCTTCCGATGTTGATGGTGTCCTTCGTCCCGGACCAGTAGTTGAACTTGCCGTCGGACTGCCCACCACCGCTCAGCACTGAGTAGCCCGCGGCTGCCCACCCTGCATCGAAATCGTTGACCGGGGCCGCAGTGGTACCGGTTCGGGCTCCGATGTTTGGCCCACGCCGCACCGCGGTGTTACCAGTGCCTTCACTCCATGCGGTGGTGGCTGCGTGAAGGAATCCGCTGGCTACGGAAACGAAGGTGGAGGTTTCGACCCGGACTCCGTACTGAGGGCTGTTGGTGCCTGCAGCGTTGTCGTCAACGCCGGGGTAGCAGGTCATCAGACCGACGATGATCGGGGTTGTGGCTCCGGCCACCTTGAGCCCTGCGTAACCTCCACCACCGGCGTTGGCATTCCGGCCGTCGCGGCGAGTGTGAAGGTTGTCGAACTGAATCGGCGGGTTGCCGGTTGCATCGACCAGAACACCGTTCTTGTCGTTGCGATCGGTCGAGCAGTCTCCGAACAGCATTCCGCCGGAACCTGCACCCGTGGCCCAGTTGCCGGTGACGTGGAATCCGTTGTCGCCGTTCCATTCGGCTCGGCATCCGATCGCCTGTGAGTTGGCCAGGTTCAGGAGATAGAAGCCGTCAGCGCCAGATCCGATCGCCTGGCAGTCGACCATGGTGATGTCGGTCATGACCTCGAAGGAGAATCCCCGCCATCCAGCCTTGTCGACCATCACCCGATGCAGGCGCCAGCTGTAGGGAAAGAATCCCGAGCTAATGCCCGTTCGAATGCCGGCTCCGGTCACCCGACGGATAGTGACGTCTCGAAGTCCGACATTCTGAACGTTGCCTTCGGCAGAGATGCCGTCGACACTCGGGGTCGAGAGATCCGAACCGTCGATCATCAGGTTCAGAACTCGCTGTTCGCCAGAAATATCGGCGTACCCGCCGGCTACGGCGTCGAGGAACTTGATGACGGCACTGCCCGTGAACCCAGCCAGAGGACGGATGTATCCCGGAGGGTCGGTCAGGTCTGTGACGAACATGAGACCGGTTCGAGTGCCCAGAAGGGTCACTCCAGGCGGAATCACCAGTGGGACGCTGGTGCGGTAGACGCCAGGCGGCATTTCGACAACACCACCCGGAGGGCAGCTGTCGAGAGCCAGCTGAATGGCCGCAGCGTCGTCAGTTACGTTGTCGCCCATGGCGCCGTAGTTCTTGACGTTGAGGCCGTTGACCACGGTGCCGGCGTTGATCGTCGCCCCGCCAAAGGTCGTGAGGATGAGGTCCCCAGCGGCGTTGATCGACCCGCCAGAAATCATGGTGTCGCGGATTTCGTAGACCTTGGCGGCGGTCATTCCGGTAACGGTAGGCATGGGTTCTCCTTCCTATGGCGAGGTGAGTGTGAAGACGGTGTCGTCGACGTTCACAGCATTCGGCGAGGTGATCTGCCAAATTTCGTCGTTCAACACCTGAATTACTGAGCCTGGTCCCGTAGCCGTGTACGTTCCGTCACCGTTATCGACGACGACAAGGTCGAACAGCTCGTCGTACATGTCGGTAAGCTCGGAAAGACTCGGAAGTCTGGGTTGCGTTAGTTCGCCACCGTAAAGCGTGTCTTCGATCGCTTTCAGAACCACGACATCTGTCGTTGCCGAATCGATGATGACGTGAGCCGTGCTCCTATACCCAGCCATGGCGGGGGGTTTCGTGGTGAGAGACCAACTGAAGGTGGCAGCCTCGGGGGAGTCATTGGTCGTGGTGTACGACTTCTGAGTCGGAGCCGCGAGAGCGTTGTACACGAGATGGATCTTGTACCCATGCTCGTTCTTGAGGTCGTTGCCCACGCCGGTTCTGTACGAAAAACCGAACTGCTTCCTTCGCTGATGGGTGACAAACAGACCAGTTCGAGCCTGGGCTGTTCCGTCGCACTCAGCAAATTTCGGTGGGTAAGTGAAGGCATTGATCGTCGCCTCGAACTCTTCGGCAGAACTGACGTTCAAGTACTTGACGCCGTCCATGTAATACGCCTTCGCCTCGCCGCCACTGGGAGACTCGTCGACTGAGGACAGACCGACCCAGGGGACACCAGCATCGGCGCCAACGTAAAGGACGCCACGGTCGACGCCAGTTTCGTACTCACGGGAACCCGGGGTGCCCCATTCGATCCTTGTCACTCAGATACCTCCTCTCAACCGCTGGTATTACCCTTAGCCAGACGCTCGGCATTGATTCGCTGCCGCTCAGCGATCATCTCGGCCGCGTTCCGTTTCTTCGGCGGTTTGGACTTCTCGTTGCAGACCCGGATCAGAGTTAGCAGCTTGTTCAGGTGCCAGTGTTCGGCATCGAGCCAGATGTTGTAGTTGATCATCCAGTGATAGATGATCTCTGCCGTGATCGTCTCTCTACTGGGTGTTTGTCGTTCTTCTCGGAACCACGTTGCCGTCATCTTGGCGTGGATGTACTCGTTGATCTGGTCGAAGTTCTCCGCGGAGACTTTGGACCAAACCTCCGGAGGAACTTCCGGGTTGAGAATCATCATCTCGATGTAAGCCAGCGTCTCTTCCCGGGTTTTCTCCCCGTCACCGAGAAACGGCTTTTCGAAAGATTGCTCCCATTTTGACAGGGTGGCCAGAGAATGCTCCAGCTCAAGCGTGAACGAGTCGGTGACGACGAACGTTTCGGTGTCATCATCAAACTTCTCAGACAACGGGACATCGATCTTGAGCATTCTCTGGCCTCCTTTCCGTCAGCTGCCGGCGTTTAGAAGTCGCCGACCAGCCAGTCGGAGTCGATGTTGGTCGGGAACTTGTAGCCGACGTTCGGACGGGACTCGACCACGTGGTTCACGGTGAACGCCGGCTGGGCGCCCGGAGCCAGAAGCTCGTCGTCCATGTAGTACGAGACACCGGCGATCGTCGGAACGGTCATGACCTTCGTGGTGGTGTTGAAGGCCGGCTCGGTCGGGGTGACCGTCAGGACGGCGCCGGTGAACATCGCGAGGACGGCAGCCGGCGACGGCAGAGACGGGTCCGTGCCCTCGGTGCCGTACAGGAACTCCCGCAGCGTGGAGACTGCGGCCGGCGTCTCCTTGGTGGTGTCGATGGTGATCGTCGCGGTCGGCTTGTACGCGACCGAGTTGACCGTACCGACCTCGACCGGGTAGGTGGTCAGCTCCCACGAGAACGTCGCCGCCTCCGGCGAGTCGTTGACCGTGGTGAACGCCTTCTCGGACGGGTTGGCAGTGGCGCCGTAGACGAGGTGGATCTTCTCGCCCGCGTCCGGGTTGAGGTCGTTGCCGACCTTGGAGACGTACGAGAAGCCGAACGAGGGACGGCCCTGCTGGCCCAGCGAGACGCCGGGGGTCGGAGACGCCGCACCGTCGAGGGCCGGGATGGCCTCCTTCGGGTAGGTGAACGCCTCGATGGTCGCGCCGAACTCCTCCGCAGAACGGAGGCTCGCGTACACGCGGTTGTCGGCGTACTGCTTGTTGACCTCGGCGCCCGACGGCGACTCGGTGACGGAGACGAGGCCGTTCCAGGCGTATCCGTTGTTGTAGACACCAGCGTTGTTGATGGTGTAGAAGACGCCCTTCTCGACGCCGTTCTCGTACACCTTCTCGCCGGTCTTGTCCCATGCCAGGACAGACATGTGTTACTTCCCTTCAGAAGTACAAGTTGAAGACGTCGTGATGCAGCCCATCAGCTGCGTAGTTGCGATCGAACAGACACATGGGCTGCTGGGCGACCTTGTCCGGGATCTCGCTGTCGGGGTCCCGGTCGATCACCGTCACCATGTACCGCTTGGTGTAGGCGTACGGCTTGTTGCCAGCGAATTGAGTATCCGCACTGTCGCGCTTATACACGATGCACGGATACTCCATCTTCACGTTGGCCGGAGGCTGGAAGTAGACGCGAGGCGTCAACGACACCAGCAACTCATGGAGTTGTAGGCGGGATCGGCCCATTGTACTTCCCTCCCAGCCTCAAGAGCAGACGGGGACTCTGCACTTCCACTTCTGTGACTTTCCACAGAGTCCCCATCCACTGCACATAGCGAATGGCAAAGAAATTCTCGTTGGCGTATGGGTCCGCCACAATGCTGATCATGTTGTTCACCGAGAGATCGTCATTGACACTCTCTCCCGATTGGAGTCTCCGCGTGTTCCGAAGAATATCGCCCGTGTAGTCACGCTCGACAATTACTTCTTCCCAGACTCCTGGCTTAATCTCAACAGATGTGGGGCCGTAACCTACCTTTCCGGAGTACTTTGCCACGGCCAGTGGCTACGTCAGGCGGCCGGACGCTTGAACGTCCAGTTGCTGTCCGCGTTGGTGGCGAAGTAGTAGCCCGACGCCGGGACGGCGTAGACGGTCTTCGACGCGCCAGCGGCCAGAGCCGTCTGGGCACCCGCGGTGAGGGTGGCGCCCGTGGGCGAGCCGTCCTTGTAGACGACACCGGTCTTGGTCGGGATGGTGATGACGCCGGTGGAGGCGACGAACGTGGGCTCGGTCGGGGCGACCAGGACGTTGGCCGCGGCAGTCTTGAGGATGATCTGCGCGGACTTGATCTTGGTGAGCGCGCCGGAGAGCCGCGCCTCCATCAGGTACTTGTACTTGTTGTAGTCGATGTCGAAGTCGTCGAACCGGGTGAGCTCGCCGCCTCGGTCCGTGCCGACCGTGTAGTCGGACAGGTTGACCAGGATGCCGACGAGGTCGCCCTCGCCCTCCATCGCCTCGACGGCGACGATGCTGCTGACGCGAAGGGCCGCGGCCAGGTCCGCCTCGGTCGGGTACAGACGCCGGTTGGAGTTGGCCTCGTCCTTGAGCAGGAGCATCTCGGTGAGGTGCTGCTCGGTGGTGAAGAGAGTCGGCCGGCCGGTGCCCTTGTAGAAGCGGCGGGCACGGAGGACGGTCTCGATGACCTCCATGTAGGAGGAGCTCGCGTCGTCGATGTTGACCGTCACCGTGGTCATGTACAGCTCGTGCTCGTTGCGGATCGAGCGGATGCCGTCGCCGGAAGCAGCGGCCATCGGGTCGGCGATGTGGTCCGGGTCCGAGACGTCGCGGCCGTCACCGAAGAGGATCGCACGCGCGATCTCCTCCTCGATCATGAGCCGGATCTCGCCCCACAGCCAGGCGACGATGTCGTAGTCGGTGACGTCGAGGATGTCGTCACGGTCGAGCGACTGCTTCTTGTAGATCGTGGTGGGCCCGGTCTTCCGGGACGTGACCGCGAACCACTCTTCCTTCTTGTACGAGCCGGTGATGTAGCCCTTGGCCCGCGCCTCGTCCTGCGTGATGTCCGCGACGAGAGTCTTGATGCGGGAGAACGGCCGGCGGTCGACACCGTTGAGGACGGTCGCGACCCACTCGGTCCGGCGCTTGTTCCACTCGGGGGTGTTGTTGATCGTCTTGGCGTCCGGGAACAGGATCTCGATGTTCTCGACACCGTGCTCCAGCGCGGTCTCTTCGAGGACCGCCTTCAGCGAGCCGGCCTTGACGGCCTTCTTCGCGATCTCCCGGAACTCCGAGTGGGACAGAGTCTTCTGGGGCTTCCCGTCCGAACCGGTGCCGGTCGCGGACTGGTCGAACACGTTGCGCGTCATAGCGCCGGTTCCTTCCTGGTGGTTGAGGTCGCCCTCGGGGTTGTCGTCGGTGGGTTCGCCGTCCTTCGGCTCCCCGTCCTTGGGCGCGTCGGCCTTGGGCTCGCCGTCCTTGGGCTCGTCGTCGGAGTGCTGGGCGCCGGCCTCAAGGGCCGCTTCGACCAGAGCGGTGACGAGACCCTTGGTGTCGTCGTCGAGGTCGTCATACGCCTGCTGCAGCGTCACACCGTCGCCGGAGTCGTCAGCGGGCTTGGCGTCGGGCTTGACGTTGGCGACACCATCGACCGAGTGGGTCAGTTCGAGCTTCTCGCCGAACCGGATGATCGCCTCGTCGGGCAGCTCGGTGAAGTCGTCCGGGTCATCGCTGTGGGCGAGGCGGACGAAGTCGATCTTCGCTCCGGGATTGGCCCCGGCGAGGACGACACTGACCTCACGGATCATGCCGTGGATGACGTTCTTGCCGCCGGCGATGACCTTCTCGACCAGAGCGTTGGCCCAGATCGAGAGCGAGTCCAGGTCCTTGTGAGCGACCTGTGCCTTGACTGCCTGTCCGCGCTGGGTCTCGTTGAAGTACCCCTTCGCGTACACACCCTCGTCGCGGTGTTCGAGGATGACGTGACCGAGGACGTTCTCCGGGTCCTTCCGGTCGTGCATCCAGACGAGCGGTACCTTCTCGCCGTCCATGTGCTTGAAGGCTTCGGGCGTGATGGTCCGGCCGTCAGAGCACTTGAGGTTGGCCTTGGTGGCCCATCCGCCAAAGTCAGGTTCCATTTTGACGGTTCCCTCCCGTCTCTATCAGTTGAGGTGGCGACTCCGACGGAGCCGGCTCGATTGCGAGTGGTTGGCGTGCCGGGCCGAGCTGCTTGTCGGTCGGCATGTTCGGGTTGGTGAGCTTGTCCGCGGACGGGTCCTTGGCCGGCTTCCAACCGATGGCGGTTCGGATGTCGTTGCCCGTGGCGATGCGGTTTCGGACGAACTTGTCGCCGATCTCCGCCAGTTGCTCCATGGCGACGAGCTTGAACGGGTTGCGGTACCACTCGACCGACTGCCCTTGAGTCCGAGCGGTCTTCGTCAGGAAAGCCCGGCGCATGGCTTCGGAGATGGCGTCGAGAATCGGGTCGATGGTGCGGAAGAAGTAGTTGTTCATGGCTGCTTCGTCCGCCGTGCCGTTCAGGACATCAGGCGTGAGACCCAGCTGGTTGTACAGCATGTCCGTGAAGTACTTGACCTCGTCGAGGAGCTTGTTCTCAACGGGTCGGTTCAGCTGAGTGATCTTCTCGGTTCCGTCTGTGTAGGCGATGCCGTATTGGCTGCCCTTCAGCTGGAACTCGATCTCCTTCCGGCGCTGTTCGGCCTGCTGCCGGCGAGCCTCGGACTTGATCACGTACGGCAGCTGGATGATCATGTCCAACTTGCCGGAGCTGTTCGCGTCGTCGGTACGGTCCAGAAGGTTCAACTTCTGGATCAACCGCTGGTAGGTCGAGTTCGGCTCATTCATCACCGTGTAAAGAGGGTTCTCCACGATGGCGACGAACTTCTTGGGTAGCGTGACCTCTTCCCGCATACCGGACAGCTCGTTGTAGAGCATGACGCGAACGGCGTCCGGGTACCACGCTATGACTTCGCCGACTCGAAGAGACCTGATGTCGAAGCCTCCGGTCGTAGCCGGATTCACGGTGGTTTCCACCGGAACGATGGCAACTACACCCTTCTCCAAGACCGTCTGCGCGATGTCCTGCCTGAATTGCCGACCGCCCTGATCGATGTTGGCTTCGACCTTGAGGCAATCATTCAGACCGCTCTTCATGTCTTCGACGTAGCGCTCTTCATCGTCCACTCGGACGTGTCGAATCGGCACTTCGGAAACATCAATCGCGATTCGGTTGATGATCGACGCGATGATGGATCGTTCGTTACCGATCGACATCCGCTGTCGGTCAGGCCGGCCGCCGTAGTTGAACCCGCCATGGTTTTGGTTGCTGGCGTACGGGTCCGACGTGAAGGCGTTCCATGCGTGCTGCAGGCCGGTCTTCAGTCGGGTTAGCAATGCCATGAGTCACCCCCTTTCCTGGCTACTCGAAGGCTTCCTTGTTGAGTTTGTAAGCGACCCAGGCGTCCATCAGGGCTGCGACGTTGTCGATCTTGGCGTCCTGGCGCTTCTTCAACAGCTTCCGGTTTCCGTTCGTATCCTCCATGGTGATGGCGTTACCCATGGCGAACATCATCAGCTGCTGATCAAATTTCAAGAGTCGTTCTTCACTAAGAGTCTTGAGTTCCCCAAGCGGGACAGACTCAGTCCTCGCCCCCTGAATCACTTTCTCGATGCCGAACGGACCGTTCTCCTGCTCCCAACGAGTTACGAACTCCTTGGCGTTGTACGGGTCATAACCAAGACAACGAACGTCATAGCTCTTACGCTCGATGTGTGCATCGAGGTCGTCGTAGACCTCCATCATGTCGAGGATCTCACCCTCCAGAACGTGGAGGCTTCCCTCGGCGATGAACTCCTCGTACTTCTGGCGCATGGCGCCAGGCAGCTTGTGGAGAGTGTTCGTGGTTATGTAGCTTCGGGTCTTGACTCCAAAGCCACGCGGCAGTGGGAAGAGGAATGTGAAGGCACAGAAGTCGTCACCCTGCGAAAGGTCAGCCCCCATTGCACAAGGAAGCTGCCAGTACTCACGCTTAGGACGATGAGGAATGGTTTCCTCGTACGTGAAGAAGTACGTGTAGCCCTCCATCGGGATTCCAAAGCGCTTCGCCAGGATGTCGTTCCGAGCAGCTGGGGCTTTCTCGGCACGTTCAACGTCGAGTTGGTAAGTCTCATAGGTGATCGTCTTCCCGAGATTCGGGTTGGCTTTCAACCACTTCGACGGGTCGCCAACTTCTTCGAGTTCGTCCAGCTTGTAGTGCCAGATCGAAACGTGCGGAGCTTGGTACTCGCCCTTGAGGATGTCAGCGAGTTCCATTTTGATCGTGTCGCCCGAACCGTTGCGGACGGTTCCCTCTGAGCTGATGGCGACGATCAGGAAGTCGTCCAGCTTCGAGGCGCCTTGCTCGACGGCGCCGACTACGTCTTCTCGGAGGTCGCCAGACAACCATTCGTCGATGGTCGAGACCTTGGGCCGAAGGCCCTGGAGCTTGTTGATCGACATTGGCCGGACCTCAAGCAGAGATCCAGTCAGGAAGTTCTCGACGCCCTTCTTGGTCGACGCCAGCTTGACACGGTTGGCCTTGGAGCCTGTCGTGTTCTGCATCGACCCTTCAGTGAGGAACTTGAACAGAGGTCCGCGGCTGCGGATGATCGCTGTCCTGAACGGCGACATGACCTCGTCGGCCTGCTTCATCGTCGGCGCCGTGGTGATCTGATGCGTCGTCGCTGTGTCGATGTTCAGGAAGTACGCCTGAATGCAGGCGGCGTACATGGACTTGGCGGCTCCGCGGGCGACGATCAAGTACTGCTTTGTCGTCAGCCGCTTCTTGACTACCTTGTCCTCGTAGTGACCCTCTTCGCCATTCTCGCCCGGAACGTACACACTCCGGTTGACGAAGTAGTACCAGCCGAAGATCTGCTCAGCCCACAGTTTGAACGTTGGCAGCAGGTTCAGATCACTGCCGTCTGTGAGTGTGAGTTCCTTCTCGCAGTAGAGGATGAAACCCTCGACTGCAGCGTCGTCGTAGTAGATGGACGGGTTGGCGATGAGCGCGTCGACACGGTTCATCTCCATGGAGATCTCCCGGTTGACGGGGATCTCTCCGCGGACTACCGCATCACGGAACCTCCCGTAGTAGACCGGGACGGCCGTGTTAGACATAGCCATTACTAACCCTCCCTCCGACTACGCTCTGCCGGCAAGGGCCTTGGCGACCTGCTTAGCGGCGTACTTCTTGGTCTCTTCCTTGCCGATCTGGACCAGGATGTCCTTGATGAACTTCCCAGCCTCTTCCTTGGGGCCTGGATTGCCCTTCTTGTAGCGCTTCTCCAGGTCCATCCGCTCCAGGAAGGTTTTCAGCTCCTCGTTGCTGAGGGACTTCAGTCCTCCGGCCTTCACCTTGGCCTTGGCAGCCTTGGCGGTCTCGTGATCACCGGAAGCAGCCGGCTTGGCGGCCGAGGGGTTGGCTCGGCGGACGCCCCACTTCATGCCCTTGATGCCGTAGTGCGAAAGGACGTCGTCCAGTGCCTTCGGTTCGCCGACTACGCGGCCGGCAAGGACGGATCGGTCCATGAATCCCCCTCTCGGGTCACGTTGAGACGGAACTCCATCTTCTTCACTTGCTCGTCGAAGGAGTTGACGAGGTACTGCGTCTGTGGCGGGTCGAACATGAGTCGCACGCGGAAGTACACGTATGACTTGACGGAACTCCAGCGAGGATCGTTACCGAAGAAGGCGTCCCACGTGGGAACATCATCTTCGATCATGAACCCGCCGACGGGACCGACCCCGAGCTGTTCGAGGTCAGAGAACACCGAGTTGATGTGCATCAAGAGGACGTCGTCGAACACCGTCTGCGACGGGTCGACACCACACATCTTCTTGACGCTACTGAGGATGCTCTGTTCCACGCGGGACACCTCCTTTCAGGTGTCTACTAGCTGCGGCGGTTGACCTCGGCCTGCACGGCCTTGGCGTTGTAGCCCGCGCGCGTGAGTCGCTGGACACGGGCATCGCCGTCACCCCACTCACCTCGCATGACTTCGGCGGCCAGCTGGTTGATGGACTTCTTGGCGTGGTTGTTGCCGAGCAGAAGGCGGTTGACCTCCTTCTGGACGGTGGAAGCGTTGTAGCCGGCCTTGGTCAGGCGGGCGACTCGGTCGGCGCCGGTTCCCCACACGCCGTCGATGACCTCGGCAGCGATCTGAGAGATCGACTTCTTGGGCGGCGCTGCCTTGAGGAGCTTCTCGACTTCGAGCTGGATCAGGTTGGGGACGTAGCCCGCCTCCCGGAGGCGTCGCGCGCGCGTGGGGTCGACATCCCACTTGCCGGCGATGACTTCCTTGGCGATCTCGACGTTCGACTTCTTGGCCGGAGGCTTCGGAGTCGGGGTCTCGTCCTTGCCGGGTGCCTGGTAGGCGCCGGTGAAGAACAGCGCGTGGACGTGGTCCATGTGGTTCTCGGTCGGGCTGCCGCGGTCGGCCATCTTGCGGACGACGCCGGGGCTGGTCACGGTCGAGGTGATGTGCTGTTCCCAGATGACATGCTGGAGACGGAGGCGGGCGCGGTTGCGCCAGATGTAGTCACGGACCCACTGACCGGCGGCGTGGTTGTGGACCATGAAGTCCAGGGCACGGCCGGAGTGGTGCTCGGTGTTCGACGCGTCGCCGTCGTAACCCCACATGAACCAGATCTGGTGGCCAGCCGTCTTGGCGGCGTCGAAGATCTCCTTGGCCCGCGACTTGGTCGGGGCGGTGACCTTGCCCAGCTTGGAACTGACGTACTCGAAGCTGTTCTTGTCGGTCATGCTGCCGGAACCTCCTCAGCGGTGTAGTCGGCCGCGGTCTCCTCGGCCAGGGTGTTCTCTTCGTCGTCCTCGACGGGCGGGCACGGGGCGCCGGTGGCGTCGGCCATGCTTCCTCCTTCTACCAGAGCTTGGTATCGCCGGGTTGACGGGCGATAACGGGGCGGGGCAAGAGACTCTCATTGCCGTAATGGATGGCATTGTGAGTGTCATGGGTAACGGTTATCAGGAAATCAGGGTTGAGGATGTCGGGATTTCCAGACTCTATGTCTCCGACGGTCATCGGATTCATATGGTGAATGTAGAGACCGGAATGGATGTCGTATCCCTCGATCCCGAGATCACAGCCTTCGTCCCGAGCAATAACCTCGTGCCGGACGTCCCTCCACTGCCGAGAGGTGTAGAACTTCTGGTTGATCCACCTGTCGGCACCGAACGTGGCTTCGCCGACCTGACCTTGGAGCTTCAGGTAACGAAATCGTTCTTCAAACGTCAAGAACTGACTCAGAACGAAATAGTTCCTACTCATCTTGATCAGATTCGGTCGGAGGGGGCCCATTTCCGGTATAGGCACGGAAGTAGTCCATCGCCTCACGGAACAGCTCGTCGGATTTGACCGAGGCTTCCATGGCTTCCTTCTTGACGACCATGAGCTCGTTCTCATGCCGAATCCTCTGCTGTTCAAGCCGTTCTCTCGACGAACCGAGCTTCAGCAGTGCCGTCGTCTCAGTTGCCGATGCAGTTCCATCCCGAAGACGCTCCTCGACGAGGTCGTAGGCCAGCGCGATCATCTGGTTCTCTCGACCCTGAGGAGTTGTCGCCGGTCTGGTAGCACTTCCTGACTTTTCAGGGTCCCTTCTGGGACGCGTGACCATAGTTTCAACTCCTTTCGATCAGGTTCCTGTCAAGAAAAGAAGGGGATAGGGGTGCGGGGAAAGGGGAAACATGCCGCCGGAGAAACCACGGGGGCAAAAAGTTTGTGGGAAAAGTCCCCGCGGGGGAAAATATAGG